GGAAGGGACAACAGCGGCCGGAAAAACCACAGTAGGGCTGTTTAAGTTCATGCTGAAAGTGGCAGAGTCTCCCAAGAAGCTGCACATCATAGCAGCCAAGGATACCGGTACCGCTGAGAAGAACATCATCAACAAAGATCTTGGCATCATGGATGATTTTGGTGTCCTCGTTGAGTACAACGGCAACGGGACTAAGGACGATAAGATCCCCCATATCCTGTTCCATACTTCCGGTGGTGATAAAGTCATATACGTGATGGGCTATGGCGATAAGAAGAAATGGCAGAAGGCCCTGGGTGGTCAGTATGGCTGCCTGTATATCGATGAGATCAACACAGCTGATATAGACTTTGTACGAGAGGCGGCTATGCGTTGTGATTATCTTATGGCTACGCTTAATCCAGATGATCCGTCATTGCCGGTGTATAAAGAGTACATCAACTGCTCCCGGCCTCTGCCAGAGTGGGAAGAGGAAACACCACAGGAAATCAAAGATGAATTGAAAGAAGAGCCAAAGCACGGCTGGGTGCATTGGTTCTTTTCTTTTGCCCATAATCTGGGCCTGCCTAAGGAAAAGCTGGACAAGATCCTGGCTAATACACCGAAAGGCACGAAGATCTGGAAGAATAAGATCCAGGGGCTGCGGGGTAAGGCAACTGGTCTGGTGTTCTCAAATTTTAACAGGAAGGTGCATGTAAAATCCAAAGAATGGGCAAAACAATTCGTTCAGGCATCAACAGGACCTAAAAAGCAGGAATTTTTCATGTACTTTTCAGCGGGGATTGATACATCCTACTCCCAGAAGTCCCCAGATACAATAGCATTGTCTTTTATCGGCATCACCAATAAAGGCAGATGCATTGTATTAGATGAAAAGGTATACAGCAATGCAGAGCTGGAAAAACCGCTTGCACCTTCTGATACGGTAGTAAACATTGTTGCTTTCATGGATCGGAATCGAAAAGAATGGGGACTAGCCCGGAATGCCTTTCTGGATAACGCTGATCAGGCAACGATGCAGGAGTGGAATAAATACAAACGCAGGAATGGCTGCATGTATGTGTTGAATGATGCCTGGAAAAAAATGGAGATCATAGACCGTATCAATATGCAGCTTGGCTGGTTGGCTTATGAAGAAGATAACGATCCGTGCTTCTATGTGCTTGATACTTGTCCAAATTATATACATGAATTAGAAGTATATAGCTGGCAGGAAGATAAGGATAACACACCGGAAGACGGTCATGATCATATGGTCAATTCCGTACAATATGCATGGATTCCGTACCAGAGTAAGATTTATAGAGGATGATAAGAATGAACTGGATTCAGAATTTTGTTAAAAAGCTGTTCCGGATAGATACAAGGCAGGACAGGGAGGTGGTGATCATTGAGCCACATACCTTTCAGGCTAATGTGATCCGGAATAAATTGTGGTATCGTGGAGATTCTGCAGAGATTGAGCAATACTTTCAGAAAACTGCACGCTGGAGTGTAGAAAAAGCGCGTTTCTGGGCAGCCAAAGCTCAGGGAAGTGTCAGAAAAATGCATAGCGGTATTGTGGCCGTAGTTATTGATCGATATAAAGATATTGTTTTGGCAGATATGAATAGTATTTCTTTTGGAGATGACCAGGAAGGTTTAGAAGAACTCTGGGATAAGATTTTCCAGAAAGAAAGATTAAATGACGTGATCGGAGAAGGCATTGCGGGAGCTTTGGCTTCAGGTGACGGGGCGTTTAAAATAACGGCAGACGAATGCAGTAAGTATCCGATCGTAGAATTTTATGATGCTGAAAATGTAGATTTTGTATATGTTCATTCGCGGCTTAAAGAGATCAAATTTTATACTGACTATAAAGACGGAAATAAGAATTTTCGGCTGGAAGAGGCATATGGCAATGGATATATCATATACAAATTGTACGATGATGCAGGGAAAGAAACGGAGTTAAAGAGGCTGCCAGAAACAGCACATCTGTTTGATGTTGGTGTGCCAGGAGACATAATGCTTGCAGCCCCGTTGAGGATCTTTTCTTCCGTGAAATACAAAGGGCGGGGAAAGGCGCTGTTTGATAGCAAGACAGACGTAATTGACGGCCTGGATGAAGTAATAAGCCAGTGGGTCGATGCAATCCGTATGGGACGTATTAAGCGCTATATTCCAGAAAACCTGATACCACGGGATGAAACTACAGGCGAATTGCTTCCGGCTAATCCATTCGATAATGATTTTATCGCAATCGGAGATAACATGTCGGAGGGTGCGAGTCATCAGGTAGAAGTTTCCCAGCCACAGATTTCTTATGAAGCATATGTAAACAGCTACGCAAGTTTCCTTGATATGGTTCTTCAGGGAATTATGTCTCCGTCTACTCTTGGAATTGACTTGAAGAAAACGGACAATGCAGAAAGTCAGCGTGAAAAGGAAAAGGTAACGCTGCATGTCAGAAATAAAATCGTAGATGCCTTGAATGAAACGCTTCCTGAACTGGCAAAAAAGATCATGCAGTGTAATGACGTTATGTGCAACAGGACACCGGGGGATTATGAACCAACGGTAAAGTTTGGCGAATATGCATCACCAGACTTTAGCACAACGGTTGATACTGTAGGGAAAGCTAAGCAATATGGGATCATGAGCCTGGAAACATCCGTTGATCAGCTTTATGGTGATACCTGGACCGAAGAGGAAAAGGAAGAAGAGGTAGCACGTCTGAAAGCAGAACAGGGTATTGCAGAAGTAGAAGAACCGGGAGTCAATATGGCTGCCGGTATTTTTGACGTTGATCTGGGAGGTGATGGGGATGCAGGTCAAGGTAATGAACCGAATATACTGGATGAGCCGAAAGGAGTACCAGGGGCTGCTGCAGGTAGCCAGTGAGCAGGTACCTTTTGGAATATATGCGATTGAGAAAAAAGGTTATGCAGAATTAAGGGTGGACCGTTGTAGCAGCATGACTCAGCTTAAAAATCTTACCCGTAACTTTAAGGCTCAAGGTTATAAGGTATATGCGAACAGGAGATAACAGTATGGATATTCCAGGATTTACCTTACTATTGCAGGACTTTTGCGCATACTGTCCAGATTTTGAACCGGAAATAGAGAAGATTGAGTATAGCTGCGTTATGAGAGCACCCAACTGCCAGAATAATATCCGTTGCATAAACAGAAAGCGCTGTGCAAGGATTGCAGCTAATATTCAGAAACGGGTGAATACTGATGCCAAGGAAGAATGAATATGATCTTGCTGCAGCTTTTCAGAAGATAGAGGATGAGCTGATAGCTTCTATGATCCGGAATATGGACCGGCACAGGGCAGAGGAAACCAAAGAGGGTTATAACTGGTCCATGTGGCAGACAGAGCAGCTAAAAGCCCTGGAAAAGTACAAAGTCCGCAACCAGCAGAAATACAGTAAGCAGTTTAAAAGTATTAATGACCAGATTGACAGTCTGATCCGGATGTCACGGTCAAAAGGCGGTATGCAGCAGGAAAGGCGTATACTTCAGGCGATTAAGAAAGGTTTTAAGGGGGCTAAGAAAACTGGCTCGGGAGCTACGGCAGAGTTTTTTAAGCTGAATGACCGTAAACTGGAAGCGCTGATCAAAGCCACCAGAGACGATATGGAGAAAGTGGAAACAGCGGTGCTTCGCAAGGCTAACGATGATTACCGAAAAGCGATCTTCAATGCCCAGGTATATGCCAATACAGGTGCCGGGACCTATGAAAAGGCTGTGGACATGGCTACCAAAGATATGCTGTCCCGTGGTCTTAACTGCGTGGAGTATGCCAACGGTGCCAGACATACGCTTTCAGACTATGCAGATATGGTGATCCGGACAGCCAGTAAAAGAGCTTACCTGCAGGGAGAAGGCGAAAAACGTCAGGAGTGGGGAGTTACAACAGTTATCATGGACAAGCGTGGAAACCCGTGTCCTAAGTGCCTTCCTTTTGTTGGTAAGGTCCTGATCGATGATGTGTGGAGCGGTGGTAGCAAGGACGGCGTGGATCCGGAGACTGGGAAGAAATATCCGCTGATGAGTTATGCAATCAGCAAAGGGCTTTATCATCCAAGATGCAAGGACAGCCATACTACATATTTCCCTGGTATTTCTACCGCAGATGATACCTGGACTAAAGAAGATCTGGAAGAGATTGGACTTCAGAACCAGCAGGAAGCCAGGCAACAGTATGCAGAGCGCCAGGTGGAAAAGTATGGGAGACTGGCAGAGTATTCGCTGGATAAGGAGAATCAAAAAGAATACCAGATAAAAGCGGAAGAGTGGAAAGACCAGGCGTACAGACCAGTTACCAGAGGTGAAGCATCAACAATATTTATTAAACAGCAGCAGAAAATAAACATTAAGCGAGTTGAAAGCTATTCAGAGATTTACATTTCCAATCAGACGAATATAAAACCTCGTGCGTTGCATACATTGAATCAGAGAACGGAGCAGGCTTTAAAAGAGTGGGAAGTTTCGCTGGAGAGAAGGCCTAAAATTATTATAGTTTCGCCAGATGAAATGCCTACAGCGTATGGGAAGTATGACGCCATACAAAATGTAGTTTTCTATATCCCTCAGATTGCAGACAGTAAAGTGATTAAAGATCAAGGAAATGTTGAATTTCATGAGATGTGGCATATGAAGCAGGCTGAAAATTTTAGAAAACGATACGGTGAAATTACAAGAGAAAACTATGGTAAGTATATAGAGAATGCTTGTAAAGAAGCAAAGAAGACAATTGACAGAGCAGGTATCACGGAGTACAATGTAAGCGACATAAGTAGTTACGCAGATCAAATGTTCTGGATTGATAGGTATGATGAAGTTGAAGCTGAATATATGGTAAAACATCGAAGAGGGAAGAAACATGGTAATTCGCAAGTATCCGGAGGAGATTCAAAAGGCGATGGAAACTTATAAGCCGTATGCAAAATGTATTCATGATGGCGAGCTTGAAGGTGTTCCACAGGAAGCTGTAGAAGCGTTTAAAAAAGTGAAGAATTGGGCTTGGGAACAAGGTCAGTAAATACCACCAGTCAGTAGGCCGGTGGTATTTTTGTACCCATTTTTAGGAAAGAGAGGATAAGAAGATGAAGAAAGCAATGCTTAGTCAACCAATGGCCGGGAAAACAGATGAGGAGATTATTGCAACCAGGGAACAGGCAATCAAGGCACTGGAAGCCAAAGGCTATGAAATTGTAAACACCTTGTTTACTGATGAATGGTACAGTAATGAAAAGATGAAAGAACGTGGAGTGGTACAGATTCCCCTTTGCTTTCTTGCTAAAAGTCTGGAAAAGATGTCCCTTTGTCATGCCGTTTATTTCTGTAAGGGTTGGGAAAATACCAGAGGTTGCAGGCTTGAGCATGATGCAGCGGTAGCGTATGGGTTAGATGTGATTTACGAAGAATAATTGCGACGTCGCAAATGAAAGAAGGTGATCTTATGGGGCTTTTATCATGGATCAGGCAGAGGATTTTCAAAAAGAAAGAGTGCTGCCACCACTAC